GCAGCAATGACAGGATAACTTTGATAATCCAACAAGGCATCCAAAGCACGCACTGCAAGTATACATGGCAACTTGAAATCTTCTGGGCTCTTTATTTTACCCCAGTTGATAGCCGCCAGTGTACAAAGACTGATTTCGCCTTCGGGGTCATGAATATGCTTCAGTGGTTTTGTTGGCAGGTCAATTTCACAACACAAATTGCTTTGACGGATTGGAGCCAGTGATGGAATGAATGCCCCATGCTCATTTGCATGATCAACGTTCATCAAATAGATTCTTCCAGTGTCTTTGCGCTCTTGAACAAATGCCGAGAACAAGTCAATAGCAGCAAGTGTCTTTTTTCTAACCTTCGTGGACTTTTCGTATTTTTCATACAACTCACGAAACAAGTCTACATTTGTGAAAAAAGCATCATACAGGTCTGGAACATCGGCTGGGCTGAACAAAGTAATATGTCCACCACTGAGCAAACGCTCATACATCACTTTGTTGAATTGTACACCATAGTCCAAATGGCGGACTCGGTTGTCTTCAGTTCCTTTGTTATTTTTGAGAACTAAAAGGTCTTCTACTTCATAGTGCCAGATTGGGTAGTAGAGCGTTGCAGCCCCACCACGGACGCCACCTTGTGAACAACTTTTGACAGCAGATTGAAAATACTTGATAAAAGGAATGATACCAGTATGACTAGCGTCGCCATTACGAATAGCGGACCCAAGAGCCCTAATACGCCCAGCACCAATGCCAATGCCAGCCTTTTGCGAGACGTACTTGACGATTGACGAAGCAGTCGCATTTATGCTGTCCAGCGAATCATCTGTTTCAATAAGAACGCATGACGAAAATTGGCGCTGTGGAGAGCGTACACCTGCCATAATGGGAGTAGGCAAACTGATATAAAAACCACTGATTGCATCATAGAGTTTTCTCACCCAATCAATTCTTGATCTTTCTTTACCCCAACGAGGATATTTAGAAAACAAAGTCATCGCAATAAGCATATATGCCACTTGCGGTGTTTCATAAATTTCACCAGTGACTCGATTTTTAATCAAATACTTACCACGGAATTGTTCCATGGCGGCATAGGTCAAATCATTGTCACGTGTATGATCAATATAAGAATTCAGTTCATCAAATTCTTCTTTTGTATATAGTTCAAGAATTTCTTTATCATAATATCCAAGGTCAGCAATACGCTTCACATGGGTATACAAATCATCTGGATCAAACTTTCCATAAACTTCTTTACGCAATTGATAGTTAATTAAACGTCCAGCAACGTACTGATAGTTTGGGGTTTCTTCAGAAATTAAGTCAGCCGCTGCTTTGATTAAAGTTTCTTGAATGTCTTCAGTTTTCATGTTGTTGTAAAACTGAATTTGTGTTTTGATTTCTAAATCAGAAACAGAAACACCAGACAAACCATCGCAAGCGTAAGAGGCAACACGGTGAAACTTGTTTATGTCGAGGAGTTCTTTGGCGCCATCTCTTTTCGTTACATGTACTGGTGTCATTCTTGGCTCCTCTTTAACGTAAATGTGTTATTGTCTGGAGATGAAACCCACTCAAGTTCAGTGGTCTCATTCCAGCCTAGTTCTTTCAAAATCTCTTCGGGGATGTCTATATATAATTCCCCATCTCTATTTTCTTTAACTGTTGTCGTCCATTGCTTCTGCGACATCTGGAAACTCCTTCTTGATAATTTCCCAAGCCATTTGTGCAATTTGCGAATGCTCCAGTTGAGTTCCGTTCCCCATTCTCAACTGGCAATAATGAACCCAGGAGCGTAAAGTTCCAGACATGTACAAAGTCGTCTCAGTCAAACCCTCTGGCAGTACTGCCCTTGCTTGCTCTTTTGCGATATTGTTTTCAAGAGCCCACTCATATGCAGCCAATGCTTCTTCAATTACATATTCTTGGTGCGCTTCCCACTCACGCTGAAGTTCGAAATCATGAACAACCAAACTGTTTTGTCGGTTTTTCAAATCCTGTAAACGAGCCTCACGTTTGGTGAAATTTTCGGAAACCGCATAACGTTGGCTAAACTCTTGAAACGAAAATGAACGGTGGCGGATGATTTGACGAGAAATATCTCTTGTTGTTTTGATCTCCATCACAACATGAACCATCTCAAGCGGAGACCAGTGGTCGTTTTTAATCAGGTACTTGACAAGTTTCCCAGCAGTTGAGGCATTGTTTTGATTTGCTGGGTTTGAAACTCTTGCTGCATATGCCACCAATTCATTTGCAGTTTCGCAACCGCAGTTTACTGGTTTGGTTATACCGATTAAACGAACTGAACTCATTTTACATCTCCGATCAATATGTTAATTTTCTTCATTATTTGTTTCTGAGTTTTACAATCAGAAAACAATTGCCTGGCAACTTGAACTTTATTTACTGAAATTTCATAGTCACCCCTTTGTATCAAAACTTCTACGCATTGACGCATAGCCATTGAAGTTCCTGTTTCATCAATGGAGTTTGACCAAAGGGTTGCCATCAAATTCCCCAGTTCTTCAAACCGTAATATTCAGACACCTTCTTCAATGCCATGTAATATTTCAAACTATCTGAAGAACCTCTTCTAAATTGTTTTTGGCTCATCATTGAAATTTCATTACCCAGCCTTCTAATATCTCTACTGATAATTTCTTCAAAATAATCATCTTCAGAAAATGCCGAGTTGATTTTCTTTTTCATTAACAACGTCTCCATACAGTCAAAAACAGTTTAGCCTCAATACCTTCCTTTGTATTCTCATCAATAATATTTTTGACCTGCTCAGGAGTTCTACCTGCAAGCACCATGTCATTAATATCTTTTTCTTGAATCGCTGAATCCCAAATACAGACCTTGTAGCCAGCCTCAATGCACTTGGCTATCTTTTTGACAGTTTCTATATTTCTGGGTTCGTTATCGTAGACGATTACTATACGCTCTTTTGATAATGAAGTCAACTGTATTTCAGTTAAAATATCACCGCCAGCAGTAGCAATAGCATTAGGAAGAAAAGTAGAATCAATTGGTCCTTCAGTGACATATATGGTTTTGCTCTCGTCTATAGTGTCCAACCCGAAAATTCTCGGTTTACTATCATCAAGCATGATAGTGATATAGCGGAGATTGCCCGCATGAGGATTGAACGACCTGCCTTGGAATCCGAACAAATTCTTATCCTTATCCAAAAATGGTATAACAAGTCGCGGCTCTTCTGGCGCTTTTTCATTCAACTTATCGGGGATCATTGAATTGACCCACTGTTTGAACTTGGGAGCGTAGAACAGTTTATAATGAACTGATGGGGGTATCTTTCTGTTATCTATATATTTCTTGACAGGGTGGTCATATGCCAACTGAGAAACTTTTTTTAATTCACCAAGTGGGGTATCCTTAATGAATTTCGGTTTCTCCATTTTCTTGATGAATACTTCGAGTTCGGATTTCTCCTGCTTCGTTTCACTCATCTTTTCCTTGACAAACTCATAGTATAGACTTTCATCAAGTGTCTTAATCAAGAATGGCAAACCCATTGAGGCGCCACAATTGTGACAATGAAACCTCAGTGTGTTTTTCTTTACGTAAATGTAACCGCGAGTTTTGGATTTGTTGTTTTGAGAGTCGCCGCAGATTGGACAGCGAAATCGGTAGGTGTTATTGTTTACTCGGGTAAACTTCTCAAGTCTCGGTGATATGAAACCGACATACTTGTGTTCAAGCCATAACATAGTATTTCCTTGTATCAGGTCAACAGTAACATTATACCCCTACCAAGGAAATAAAGAAAGTGTTATTTTAGTTCAATGGAAAAAAGTTTTGATATAACCCAACCAACTACAGCAGCCGCACCAACTACAAACCAGCGCCAAGTGTTCAATTCATCTATTTTCTTTTGCTGGGCTTGATGTTGATTTTGGGCTTCTTCCCGCATTGCTTTTATTTCTTGAAGTAAATCAACACGGAGCCCATCCATCATGGCTTGAATTTCTCTTTTGTCCTCGATAGTTCTGCTATCAAGTTTTTCAAGAGTGTTGTCAAATTTTTCGTAAATGACACTGAAAAAACTGACCTTTTCTCGCATTGCTGCGACTTCAGTTTCAATTTTACTTAATCTTGTTTCGAAGTCCATCATTTTCTTGCAAATTTCTCCGCGCCAGATATGCCAACCCCAGCAATAACAATATAGGTTATTGCATCAAACATAAATGCATCAACCTTATACCCAAAGAAAAGGTTGGAAAGGAATGCGGTAACTAAAAGCAGGAGACAAATAAAAGTCACCCACCTCTTTGAAGATGGGTGACCATCGCAGTCCTGCATTATTTCACAAAAATACTTTTTTGCTCTTTCTAACATGATCGACTCCTTTTATTCAAGCAGATCATGTCAAAATGAGTTTACTTATTTTTGTTGGTTTGGATCCGTTGAAAATGGATCTTGCGCATTTGCTGGAGCAGGTGCAGTTTCAGGGGCAGCGGCTGGGGCTGGCTCTGATGGTACTTCTGGAAGTGGTTCCGTTGGTACGTAAACTGTATCTGGTTCAGCTGGTTTTTCTTCTGGCTTTTTATCATCCTTGCCCAGCATAATGCCAGAAAGAATACCAGTCAAAAACGTTGCGATTGGAGTGATCAACTCGAAAAATTTAGCATCGTTTGGCGACTGCTCCATTGGCTGTGTTACAAAAATCAGTGAGTAGAGAACTACAAACACGATTCCAGTAAGTGTAAATGCCAATGAAAGTCCAACAATGAACTTTAATCGAGACATCAACTCATTATCTGTATACCTTGGTCCATTTAACATTATTCAGCTCCTGTTTCACTTGGTGGGCAAGTTTGTTCTGCAACTGGAGCAGGTGTTTCTTCAACTTGGGCTGGTGCTGAAGATTCTTTCGCAGCCTCCCATGCCTTTTGACCTACTAAATTTTCAGAACACTCACCTGTGGCCAAACATGCTGGCTTTTTGCACTCTTCATTATTCCAATTACTAGGATCCTGACAAGGATAACGGTAATTGGCTTCGCACCCAGTGAGGGCGCTGACAAACAATAATGAAAGTAGTGCCGCCCTCATTTCGCCTTTTTGGTGCGTGGTTTACGAGCAGCAACTTTCTTTACTGTCTTTTCGCCAGCAGCCTTTACGTCTGCAAGATTTACTTTACCGTCTTTATTGACATCAAGTGAACTCTTGACTGTGTTTACAACTTCAGTTGCTGATGACTTCACATCACCAAGATCAACCTTTCCATCTTCGTTGTGGTCTGGCTTGAAAACCAATTTCCAAAAAACCCAACCTACAACTGCAACAACTAACAATACAATTAAAGTTTCCATTATCATATCTCCTATTATTTTCTCAAACTTGACGAAACCAATCTGCGTGCCGTTGACGTAGCCAATGGCTGGTCGCTAGCACTCAACATACTTAACGCAGCAATCAACATTAAAATGCCACGAACATCACCTTTGTCTGATGTTTTGTATCTATTTAGCGAGTTAGCGATCATGGACAACAGAGAAAGTCTGGTAGCGTCCATGCCACCAGACTTCTCATTATCGTCTTTTTCGTTTTCTTCTGTAAATGTAGAAAACTTTTTCATCGCTCTTCCCTTTATTTTCTTTGTATTTATTATTGCGGAACCGCAGGTGTTTCTGGTGTCACCGCTCCTGGAGCCACTGGCGGTACAAGCGTCTTCAGTGTCTTTGGCGGTTTCATCAACTCTCCAGGAGGGGCTGGCATTTCAATCTTTGGTACCAGACGTGTCAATGGGTTTCCACATCCAACCAAGAGTAAAAAAGAAAGTGCTACAAGATATTTCATTGTGCTGCCTCCTTCTTCTTCCATGGCATGTCTGGAAGTTTAATATCCAAACCACGGTCGGCATTTTGTTTGTCAACGGACGCCTTTGTTTCAAGAATCCATGACTGTAATGAAACTAACTGTTGAGCATTTTGCAAACAGAGGGAGTAGTTTGACAACACAGTGCCCAGTGCTTGATTGTCTTTTACAGAAGAGTCAGTATCATCAGTTGTCTTTTCTGGATTTAATTCTTCACCCATAACGCTGGCATCATGCAAGTAAACCCAACCATTGGTCAGGTTAAATTTGCCAGGGACTTGTTTGTCAGCAGCATCGCGGTAAATTGTTTCCTTCTGAGTGACAACTTTGATTTTGTCAACGTACTCAGTAACCACTCGTTCTTTAATATTGTTTTGTTCTTTTTCAAGTTCAATCTTCAACTGCTCTGCTTCATTTGCAGCCTGTTGAACCATGACTTCTCCAGCATCAGTGCCTTTTTTGTAGCCAGCACCGAATGCCCCGCCAACAATAAAAACAACTGCGATAATTTTATATGGTAATGGTATCAACATAAGTCACCTCATTCACACCATGATTTCTTTTTGTCTCCGAAATATGCTCGGGCATGACCATTCTTAATCAACAGTTCAGAAAGTCTCTGACCGTCAACAATTAGATCACCAAGCACGCGACCGCCAAACTTGTCATGCTCTTTTAATTCAATCTGAATCTTTTTAGCATTTGCGACAAGGTTCTTGGTAAACGCACTGGCTTTTTCTGCAGCCGCTGCTTCAGAAGGACATTCTGCACGTGCACCCTTTTCTGGGGTGTCAACGCCCAATACGCGCAAACTCAACTGTGGCTTGAGTGGTGCTGGCATAAATGGGGCTTCAAATACCACAGTATCACCATCATTGACTTTCAGTACCTTGAAGTCATATGGATTGGCTAGGGTGGCAGATGAGAACGCAATAGCAAAAAATGTAATAATCTTTTTCATCATGTTGGTAACCTTCGTTTTAACATAGTAATCAAGATATTTTGTTTTTGATTACCACGTTTATATTTTTCATGGGCTTTGGCTGAAACTGGAGGATCACCTTGCGTCCCTGCGATGTTGCCCCCACCAGATGTGTTTACAGGAGCGTCTTCACGAAAATTCTTAAATGTTTTCATTAGATTTTCCTTAATATCTCAACAATTTTTTCGTCAGACTTTATATCACTACTACGTATTGTTTTATTTTCTATACCAATTCCATGTATCACTTCGGGCATTTGATTGAGGAGAATAAGAAATGGCTTCAAATATCCGTAATGACCTTCCAATTTAAAAAATAATAACTTCGTAGTTGCTACGCCAAACATATTGTATAGAACGATTAAATGATTCAAAATTAATCGTTCCTTCAAATCACCTGACTCTTCATAACGATTGAACAACCGTTTCAAATATTTAAAACGATTCAAGTCATCGTAAAATTCAAGTGTGTCATAGTACTGCGGGTTATCATAATGTTTCGCAGCATATAACAAAAAATTTGTGTCATCAACTTTATCAAAATTCATTATGAGAGTCTGACTTTAACGTCTCCTGCCGCAGTATAGTAAAGTTGTCCTACAACTACTCCACCAGTATTTGCGGCGGCATCATTAGCATATGGTCCCTGAGCAACGGCACCACGCAACGTGGTCAGTGTAACTTTCTTTGTTGCGTTGGCGGAAACATCTGATACAAGTAACAGGTCTCCACCAGCCAAAGAGGTCAGTGCCGTGAACTCAGTAAACTTTTTTGCGCGATCTGACATTCAACACCTATTAGGTGGTTACTGTAAGAGTTGCGCTGGTTGTTGTAACGTTTGCTGCGCCAGCTGTTGATACCAACGCACGAACCAATGTTCCGTCTGCGATAGTATTTGCGGCAACAGTCAATGTAGCAGTTGTCTGACCGCTGAAACCTGCAACCGCTGCTGTTGTAGCAAATGTTGCTGTGTTTCCTGGGCTTGTTGTGTATTGCCACAAGTAACCCAATGTTGCGCCAGATGGTGCTGAAGCGGCAACAACTGTGAACGTTGCTGTTTCGTTTGCAGTTGAATTGGCTGAGTCGTTTGCTGGTTCTGTTGTAATTGACAACTTGTAATCTGGGAAACGAACATCTTCGGCGTCGCCTGTGATTGTGTTCATTGCCACCAAAACTTCGTTGTGAACTCGACCTGCACGACCACCAGAACCGACAGTGCGAAGCACCCAGCCTGAGTGTGCAGCCTTTGTATTTGCACCAGCGCGTGCAGCAACTGCTTCGCCTTCAGCAACACCGAACTGACCGATTGTTGCTCCTGATACAAATGCGCCTGCTGTTGTGTTACCAAACAAATTTGTTTGGTTGCCAGTGTTTGCTGTAAGATTCAGCTGAGACACGCCCCAAAGGACTGAGTTTGCAGCGTCGTCTGTATTTCCCCATTGTGCCATTTCTTATTCTCCTAGAAAGGTTGTATCCTTTATTTATTTAATGTTATTCGTCACTGTTCAGCATATCTTCCATATAACGGGAAGATGGTTTTTTCTTTTTAATTTTTTCTTTCACTACGCTCGTTGAAATTTCTTCCAGCGGCAAAGAGTCTTGAATTGTTGGTCCGATAATTTTTCTCATATTGTTAAAGGAGGTAGTTGACACTTTTGGCGGAGATTCAATATTCGAGTTACCACGTTTAACTGGCGACTGAATATTTTGCGACTCTGGTGGTGTTGGTTCTACTAATCCTCTAATGTCTTTGTAAGATTGTGTGGCGACTGGTGGGGTTGGTTTTTCAACCCCAACAACCTTTATCACCTCACCATTGACAAAGTTGAGAGCCTTGAGTCCCATTAGACCTCACTCATGAAACTCTTATGAGACTTGGCAATTTTCTTTTGAAATGCACGTTTTTCAAGCGGCTTCATTGCCATGTATTTACCAAGAACCTTTTTGGCATGTCCTGGTTCAACTGGGTGCTTTTGACCATCCTTGAATGTTACATGGAATGGTTTTTCAGAGTCAGAAGCCTTCTTGACCTGCATCATAATGTGTTGATCTGGTTCATCTGCAACAGCCGCATAGAATTTGGCACGTGCAACTGGATCCTTTGGTGGACGACCACGACGACCTTCTTCGACCTGCTGCACTTGTTCTTCAACATCTTTGCCTGCTGCCACTTTTGGCTTACCAAGTGTTCCTGTAAGTTTTTGGAAAGCCAATAGTCTCCCAGCCTTTCTTTTTTCGTATTTTGGGTGACCCTCTTCTGGATGTTTGTCAAATGCCTTTTTACGGTAAGCATCAAGTGTTTTTGAAGAAACTTCATCAACCTGCTCAACTTCTTCTTTGGCAAGTTTGTTTGCAGCCTTTTCAATACCAATTTGGCGCTTCTTCATTTTGTTGAGCGGCTCTGCCATTTTCTCTTTATTTGGAATTGCAGCACCTGTTTCCATACCATGAATACCGCGACTCAATGCAGCCTTTTTAATATAACTGGCATAAGTCAATTTTTTCAGTTCATCCATTTGTTCAAGTTCTTCTTTTTTCATTTTTTCTAATTCCTTTGCTCTACGTTCTGATGCTGGCATTTCTTGATCTTGTTTCTTCTGAAGTTCAGAAGCACGCTTATCTGATGCAGGGACTTGACCTTCTGCACCAATGTCCTTTAATCTTTGTGCGAGTGCTGGTCTTTCTTTTGCTAACTGTGCAACTGATTTCGTTGTATCAGTGTGAGCCTTGGCGCCCATTGAAGCGAGGGACATCGCGCCAACGGCAAGTGCTTTTGCAACTTTACCTTCATCCAATACATCATCAGTGTGCTCTACGCTGTCGCCCATATAACGACCTTGACCGTAACCGTATGGGTTAGGATTTGGCTCATATGGTTTCTTTGGCTTTTTCTTATCAAGTTGTTTTCTTGCCCATCTTTGTGCTTTTTGAGTATTGGCAAGTTTTCTTATTGGGTTTTCATCGCCTTGTTTTTCTGCCTTTCTAGCAGCCATTACTGCACCAATCTTTACAGGTCTCTTTTCTTGACTGACCTTTAGATATTTTTCGTAGTCGACTTCGTCAATCTGCTCGACATCTTCGTTTGTCTTAGCGGCTTGCTTTTTTGCATATTCTGCACGAGCCTGAGCAAGAACTTTTTCGCCACGCTTACGGCTGGCATCGCTTGCTGCTTTTTCTCTGTCAAATGCGCGTTGCAATTTGACGGCTGCACTCATGCGCTTTGAGCCTTCATCAACCTGCTCGACTTCTTCTTTTGCAAGTTTATCTACGGCTTTCATTATACCCTTATTTCTTTTGGAATATCTTTTACCGTGGAATTCCATATTCCCGACATCTTTAGTAGTTGCTGCAGTCATTAATGAAACTGCCTTTTGATCTGCAGCCGCCTTGATGTAATTGCCAAGTTTTTTCTTAGAAATTTCATCAATCTGCTCGACTTCTTCGTTTTTCATCTTACGATTTTTTAGTTCATCTTTAATGTGCTTAATCATAGGATGGTCACCACCGCCAGAATATCCCATGTTATATTTGTGTAGATACTTTAGATGAGCAGTTGGTGCAATTTTAATGCGCTTCATCTTAGTTTCGTGGTCGGCGTCTGATTCTAGCATATCGCCGAGCTTCTCAGCTCCGTGGCTCTCATCCACCTGCTCGACTTCTTCAAATTGAGTTTTGTTGTAGGTTTTGGCAAATTTCAAAAAATCTTTTTTGACGTACTCGCTATCATTTTCTCTTCCAGCAAGGTGGCGACCATGAGTCGAATCAAGGTAGTGTTTAGCCATTGGAGAAGTTGTGCCAGTCAATGAACGGACACGTGAGTGCATTTGGGCGTACTTTTTATCAGCAACTTCTGATTCGTGTTCGCCGTGATAGCCGCGACCTTCATTTCCAGTTTTTACTGCCTCGTCAATTTCGACTTCTTCTTTCTTCATAGCAGCCAGTGTTCCAGCCTGTGGCGCTTTCTTCAGTTGAGCCTTTGATTGAACATCAACTTTCTTTTGAACTTCTTTTTGGCGGGCAGCACGCATTGCTGATGTGATAGCAGCACGACGTTTCTTCAAATAACCATCTGTTGAATTAACTTTCCCATCATTATTGACATCTTTATCTTCTTTGCCAACTGGATCAAGTTTCTCTGTTACTGTCGCCATTTCTGTTTCCTCTGGATTGAATTCGTCATCGATGATTTTTACTTTACGTTCTGCTTTTGCTGCACGTGTGATAAATTGTTTTGTGTTATCAACATCAAAATCACGTGGCTCCTGTGAATACTCTGTTGGTTTGCTTGTAAATGGATTGCCTTCTGTTCCAGCATGTTTGGTCAGTTTTTCAATATGTGGAGTAAGGTAATTTATTTGACCTTCTAAACCAAGTTTTGTGGCCAAGTATTGTATTTTGGACAAATGATCTTGGGCGTTTTCGATATCAGTATCGCTGACTTGTTTTTTAACCATTGCACCTTTCACTAACGAAAATAATTTATCATGGTGAATAGCCAATTGTTCAGCATCAATTGCATTTGAATTTTTTGGAATACCCTGTGAAAATAACTTTTGGGCTTCTGGAGAAATTTCAAAATGCTTTGACTTGTACGTGCCAACAGTGACCTGATCATTTGGATCATGCTCCATTGTTTCGCGATCTTTTGATACTGATATTGCTCCCGTTTTACCTTCGAGCATATCTTTAATTTTGTTTTCTAAACTTCTATACATTACTTTCTCGCTACTGTTGAACGAAGCATCCAAGAGTGTTTTTCATGTTTGTCTAAACGATCTTCAAGAAAATTTACAATACCATTTTTACCAATACCATCAGCAAGGTCTCTGGCAACTTTTAAATTGGCCAGTATAATTTGGTTATCACCAAGCAACCGACTAACCATGTCTGCGGCTACTGGAATTGTACTCTCGTCTTTGATTGTTGTAAGTTCCAAATAACGAGAAAAAGATCCTGGGGCATAAGCATCAAGAGTTCTGATATGTTCAGCAATGCTATCAATGGCATCATCAACTTCTTCATAAAGGTCTCCGAAAAATTTATGATACTCATAAAAATCAGAGCCTTCGACATTCCAATGATAATATTGAGCCTTGAGGCGAAATGCAAAAGCATCTGCCAAAACTTTTTTCATTGCTTCAATCAATTGTTCCATTTTAACTCTCTACCTTTGCACCTGCACGCCACTGACGGCAACTCCAATATCTAGGTGTTGTTCTATCAGTTGCTGTTGCGCACTTATGACGAGCGCGGAATGAGGCGCGACGTTTTGGATCATCACGTTTGATTTCCATATTTGGGTCGCCAAAACGAACAGTTTTTACATTACCCGTAGATTTGTCACGAACCTTGACCATAAACTTTCTAGGACCGCCAGGAGTACGCTGGATTTTACCCAGTGTTTCTTCGCCCAAATTTAAAAATTCTTTCAACTTGATCATTTGTCAACTTCCTGTTTATTGTTCATGAGGAAGTCATGAACTGAGTTGATGTAATCAGCAGCCTTTGTAATCTTGGATTGAACCCAGCCATCAAGTTGTTTATCACTTGACATTTTAGAGACCAACGATTGAGCCTTCTTAATCATAGACATTAACTCGCTCTTGGCCATTGCGCCTTCATCATCAACACCTTCCCCAATAAAATTATTGAAACGATGCTTGATTACTGATTCCATTTGCAGCAATGAACTCAACTCTTCAACGCCAGGATAGTTTACAAACCCAGCCTTGATTTCGATTCCAGCATCAGCGGCAGTGATTGTTTGACCGATGCCAGCAACCTTATCAAGCATGAATGATTCGTTCATTGTGAACTTGATTTCTTCTTTCACCAGCATTCCATCTTTGCCAACCTTGTAGCCATCTGGAATTGGTTTGCACATTTTATCTTCAAAGCAGTAGTACTGACCAGCAGCACACTCTGTTGATTTTTCTTCAGATACAGACTTCCAACCGCCACCTTTTGATTTGTACCATTTTGCAGCCCAACCATTAGCATAGGCTGATGGATAAACATCAAACTTGCTCTTTGCTAATGTTTTTGCTCTTGACCAAAGTTCTGGATTGGTTGGAACATTCTTTTCTTCAAGGTGTTCTGTTTCTTCAGTTTTTACGAAAACTGGTTTGTTACCCTTGCCCTGACGATCTGCTACAGGGTCTTCCCTTCTTTTTCTTTTAGTAGCCTTTGCTCTATCTTTTTTGTCCATTGCTCTTGCTTGGGCGAGTGGGAGGCACTTTGGTTTACCCTCCCCCTCTTCACGTGCGCAATCCCCTTTGATCTCGCCTTTGGTGTCCATGCGGACCCATTTTTGGTCGAACCATTTACGCAAATCTTCATTTACATCGTTTTCTGAAATTTGCTTTGCTGCCCAAAGGTCGTCAATTGGGTTTGGGTATGGACGACCTGCTTCCTTCGCGCGAGCGCGAGCGCGGGAAATTTGTAATGGCGAAAGTCCTTCCTCTACCTTTTCGGATTCTTTTTCTTTCTTAAGACGTTCATTTTCTTTTTTCTTTGTATCAACGTCTTTCCAGTAGCCTTCAAACATCTCATTTGTCTTTTGGCATGGAGTGTCTTTCTTATATTTCTTCACTAACTTGTCAGTGCCCATATCACCAGCACCACCAACTTCATGAAGATCTTTATCTAATTCGTATGCCTTACCCTCGGCAATATATGAATTGACACGATCAAATGCAAACTGTTGCTGGGTGCCACGTGTTCCATCCCAAGCAGCAACGCCACGCTTGAATACTTCTTCCAAAATTGCGAAATCAATACCACTTTTTTCAGCCTTGCTCAACAATGCTTCATAGATTGGATTTATAGGAGCAACATCATCAAGCATCTCAAACAGGCGATTTTTAAATGGGTGTTCATTGTCCAGTTCATTGATCATCTCTTCGATAATATTGACCAATGTTTCTGGGGTATATTCTTCAGCCATTTGCTGAATGGATGTTTGGTCTTGTTTGTTCAACAATTCACTGAACAAATTTTGAAACTGTGAATTTAAATCTTCATGCATAGGATGATTTGTAGCAGTGTTCAATGACACTGGTTCTTTTTCTGAATGCATGCTCTTCATTTGAGAGCCTTTATAGAATGAACTCAGGCGTTCAAATTCTTTACGGCGAATTTTAGGAAGCAGACGAGCAGCAAGACGTTTAATCAGAGCAGCCTTACCCTCTAACTTCTTATCAACTTGAATCTTTTGGGAAACGCTCAGTTCGGCGTATGGTTTACCCTTGATTCCCGAAAAACGACGCTTCAAAATCTCACGTGCAGCACGTTCGGCACGGACTTGTAATTTCTGTTTTGTTGCTGAGCGTTTTTGGGCAATTGCGCGAGCGCGTTCTAATTTTGGCTCGAGGCGCTTCATGATACGAGCACGCTTTTGTCTTTGCATGATCGTTAGGGCTCTTTTGCCCTCTTTAATGGATTGAGGGGTTAGGTCTACAGCACCCTCTCGTTGTATGTTCGCATTACCAACTTTTTGCTGAGGATTTACATCAATTTGATCTAACGGTTTGCCAGTTTTGGATCTGCCAGTAGATTTACCAACGCTGGTTTTCTTTTCTTCTTTATGGTTCATCAGAGTTTCCCTTGGGCTTATCTGGTACAACGAGTGGGTCTGCCGTAGCCTAACCACCTCTGTTTTTATTTATAAAAAATGTTATCTGCTAATTTCTTCCCAATCCATAGATGCTAACACATCGACACCGTTTGAAGCACCAGCCGCTATAACAGAAAGAGATTCTGGTACTGACGTTAAACCATTTCTCGTTAACTGGAATTTGAAAAGTGCTTCTCTCAAAATGTCAAGTGATTGTGCGGCTTGGTTAGTTACACCAATGTATCCACTAGCAAGTATGGTGTATCCACTAATAGCAGTGCCAGCCAAATCATATTCTACTGCTGAGTCTGCTGATGCTGCGTTCCAACTTGCTCCTGTTATAGTGCCACCCCTTACAATTCGCCACTCAACTCTAGTGTTGTTGCCGATAGCCAACAAAGAAACTGCAGTCATAATGACTATAGCATCCAATTTAGTAGATCTCAGTCTAATAGAAACAACGGGGACAAAAGTTCCTGCAGTTGGCATATCTTTTGGTGTGGTCAATGGTGTGCCAACTGCGAGTTGTGCTCCTCTTAATTCATAACCACCCTCACTTATAACAGAACTACAAATTTGTTTCATCGTACTACTAGAAGAAGTAGCAGAAGTATTTTTCATCTCTAAACGCAAAGGCAATGATGCAGTTGTTATGTAAGTTGATGGCAAAACGTTAGCATGATGAAAAACATGGCATTGAATAAAGACACCATCAATAACAAATCCGCATCTTACTGAACCAACCCCAAGCCATTCAATATCTATGAAAAAAATCTGTGCCTTTGAAATGTCTAGTGTTTTTCTAGAAGGACCATTGCCAAGTAAATTGTCACAATTCCAATTAGATTGCAAAACTCTGGTTTCTGACGGAATGCCAGTTACCAAAGATCTTTCAACTAGGTACAAGTTCGTTCCGTCTAACTCTAGGTAAATACCATTGTTTTGACCGAAGTAACCAGCACGTTGTCTCAAATTTGGTTTGGCTGAAGCAAAAACAAATGTGTTTAAAGTTTGCAGGGATTTGCCAGGTTGGTAAGAGAAAACTTTGTTTGTTTCTCTAACGATTTCTGCATTTGCAGTAGTGTCTAAATTTAAATTTACCAAACCTTCATTGGGAGAAAATGCATAGGTTGCTGTGGCTGTGTTTGAAGTTTCCCATAACCCATTGTCTTTGTATCGATGCGAAGAATCAAACAATGTCAATGGTGTAGAAACTCTTGCTCTACCAAACGCATCAACTGCTTGACCAGTAGGGTTTGACCCATTGATTGGATTGCCGTAGATATCGGCAAGCATCATCATCTCATAGAGATGAACATTGTGTGGTTGTTTGAACTCGTAACTATCCGTGCGCCACTGTGCCATTATTTCGCTCCCATTCCGCTTCTTACATCATTGTACAATTCTTCTTTGTGGGCGTCCGTCATCGTTGGAGGAGCCATTTTGAAAAATGCCTTCTTGTTTCCAGCGGCTGCATGTTTTCTCATCGCAGTGCCAGATGCTGCACTGAGCCCACCGCCACCTTCCTGTCTTTCTTCGCCAACTGGCTTGACTGTAATCTTTTTGAAATTATAGTAACCATGGGCTGCTTCTTTACCGTTGTAGTCCTTTAATAATTGTTGAAATGCTCCAACACGATCTGAACCAACATGGACTGTTAAGTTCTCAACTCCCCTCTTATGCAAATCAGCCGCATGGTGAAGGATGGTTGGTTTTGCTTTATCAGCCACTACAATGTTAGCCTTTGGAAATGCTCTCTTTGCGTGTTTTAACTTTTGCTGAGGTGTCAGTGGATTTTTCTTTGCGTCTTGGGTTGCAGTCAAAACGATTGTATGTCCAGCACCCTCTTTTTCAGCATCTTGTGTGACTTGGTTGAACACCTCGGCATGACCCGCATGAATTGGGTTGACTCGCCCCAGTGTCAAGTGATGACTCTTACTCTGTTTTGCAGCCTTCATCAATGCGCCTTTCGCTCTGTTTGCGGCTGTAAACTTCTTAATGTTCACGACTTTCAATCCACGAGCCACAAATCCCTCGCCTTCAGACTCTTGCGTGCCAATTTGATGACTGTATCCGCCATGCGCTGTTTTAGCCAAACCAGATGCAAGGGCATTTGTAGCCTCTTGTACATGATGATGAATTTGTAAACTTTTATCAAATGCCTTCTTGTTTTTCTCAACATGGGCAAGTGCTGAATCTCTTTCAGCAGCCTTTTGTAACTTTGACTTTTCAGTTTTCACTGAGTCAATACGCTTTTGATGATATTTTTCTAGGAATTTCTTATATCCATCAACACTCATTTCTTCGCCACTATCAATCAATGAGTTGGTGTATTGACGAAGGGTGGTTTCATGTCCAACCAAATGATCCCAAGAGTGACCTGCCATTAGGTCAGCGGCTTGTTTTGTATGCTGACGTACAACAGCCCTGTCTTCAGGATTCAGAGCCTGTTGTTCGGCTCCTACAGATGTTGACATCATATGTACATCTGGGTGACTTTTGAACTCTGAAAAGTTACTGATTGGAGTAGCCTTACGTTGCGGACCTTTCAATTCGCTATGAATTGCCAAACTGAGTTTTGATTTCTTCAGTTTCTTTCCTTCCGCAGAATTAACAGGAACTGAGTATGTAATCGTGTTAGGGGTGTGACGGATTTTACCACCAGTGGTGACTCTTTGCTCTGGTGTGCTGAGGAATCCACCCTGCCATTCACCAGCCCTCTTTGGTAATACTTTACCAATGTGACGAAGCAAATGTTTCATTGGTTCTGCAAGGTATGGCTTATGACCATGTTGACGATCAATGTCATCTTCAGAGTAGTTGTATTGTGCCCCTGCACCTTTATACTTTACGCCAACTTTACCATCAGCCCTGCGAACTGCTTGGAATGACATTTTGTCATCAATTTTTCTCGAAACTCGAAACTGTCCTGTTGCGACACCACGAAGGGTGTTGAGAGCATGAATTGCAGGCTTTTGCCCATCAAATACTCTATGTGAAGGATGTTCAATATGAAGTATACCACCTTCATGCTTGACTTCTTCGGAGAGAAATTTTATAATCTTATCGAGATTGAACATTGGCGAATCCTATACTTGTGTTGTATTTATAAATACAACGAAAAGGTGACAAATGGCTAGAGGTTTAACACATCCAACTGCTCACATTGGCAAACCGCTGATTGATCTTGATACAAAACAAGAGTATGTTTACGAGGGGTTTCAGTTCTTTCAAGACTTAAAAAAACTCCCAAGCAGTTACTCAATTTTCAAAGAAATAAACAAGTCATCAACTGTTAAGTCTGCTGCACTTTTCAAATTCAACAAGTCAAATAAAAAGTTTGGTATTCTTTACTATGCTCGCTCTGTAACTTCATCTACAAAAATAAATGCTGGCACCTTCAACATGCAGTATGCAGGTCGCAAAGGTGCAACTGAAAATTTGGGCATCACTTCAGACACGTTGATCAAAGGTGGCAGAATTCAAAAAAGAATGCTAAATGGTCTTGATGTAAATTGTGCAGTGTTTTCTAACAAAGCAGAGTTGGGCAACTCGATTTTAAAAGGTTTGAAAGGTAATAACAAAGTCAATGCGGCGGTGTATGACACCGTTCAAGACTACTTGAATAGTGACCTTACCCAATTTGGTTGGAAAAAAGGTATACAAGAAAGTGATGTCAATGAACTTGGCAAATATCTTGGTGAGTTGGTCATTGGCGTTTGTGTTCTGGGTAAAAAGTTCAGCCCAGTTTTCAGTGAGAACATTTTTGCTGGAAAACAAATCAAAGAGTTTATTGTCCCAGACGACCCATCATTTTCTGGGGTTGACTCAGCCTTTGTATTAAATGATGGATCATTGATTCCAATTTCATCCAAACTTGGTGCTGGTGCAAAAGCCTCCGTGTTCACTAACCTTTTACCAAAAGTGATGACAAGTAAAAAAGGAATTGGCGACTGCGTCATCAAACAAATTGCTGACAGTGCTAAAAAGATCGGTATCACTGTCGAAGATTTAAATGCAAAACGTGGCGCAAAAGATATCGTATATGAGTATGGCGTCCGTAAAATACTGAAACTTTCACAACTTGAAGTTCCAGACCCATATCAAGTTTTCAGGGATATAAAACAAAACCCAAACAAGTTGTCCAAGCCAGCCAAGGCAGTTGTTGATGCTATTAAGAAACATCCAGACATCGAAGAAAATGTGAAAGCAAAATTGCCCTATTCAGTGACATCAGCCTTTTCAAGAGAAATAGCAAGACGCTTGAACAATGATGAGACCAGTAAAAAAATCATCACTGAAATTCTAGCGGGAAAAAACTTTTACCAAGCCAACCTTGACGTAAACAAATGGAAAAAAGGAGAAGTCTTTTTCAAACTTCTCCTTTCTGGCGATGCCAATGTGGGGTTCATTGGATCAAAAGCGGCAATTGATGACCTTGAAGCAAAACAAGGTTTGGTCAACTATGAATTAAAGTATAGTTAGCCAAGGTGGTGGACTGCGTTTAGTCCACTTGTGTAAGTGTGTTTTGCCTTGATTGTAGTAGTTACGATAATTCAAAATTGGATCATCTGATACAATATACTTCTTGTCCATTGCTGGGGGTGGGTTGGTGAAGTCCCACTCCTTCAGATTCATTGGCGGTGACTGTAAAGCATAAGCAAGACCATCTTGATCTATCTTATGTTTTTTGCCATAACGGTAAGTATACTCACCCATCAAGCCATATAAGTGATCAACAAGCCAACTGTAGTTTTCTACCGAACTGCGGCACCAAACTGCTGATGGGTGGTTGATATGGGTTGCGGAATAAAATGTGACATCGCGATGATCATCCAGTCGCCAACGACGAGCCTTTCTACCTGTTGCGGTACTACCCTGATATTCGGTGCCATCTATAATTCTATGAGCAGTGCACAACAACTGTGCTGACTCTAGGATCATCTTGACTACATGACGATCAACCATCCACTCCGCTGCTTGGCGTGGATCGTTAGAGAGATAAAAAATATTCATTTAGTTTTAATATGCAACCAAGCAAAAAATTCACAAAGGAATTTTACCAGAAAAATAATTCCGATAAAAAGCAACCCAGTGATAAAAAGACCAAGTAATAGGTTAAGCATTAGTCCCAAAGATTTTCGTAATATTTTCCAAACAAGCGGAAGCCATTTTTCTTTCGCTCCCAATATGCCTTGGCTTTGACTTCATCATATATGCCTTTGTCAGTCGTGACCATTTCTTTCCAGTCTTGACCTTCAACGTCTACCCATTTATATTTGGGCTTCTTAATCCAGAAATTTGGATCGCGGTCTTTTGCATGCTCGCCAAAAGTCCAAATCATTTCTTTCAGGATCCAGTCCCAACGCTTGAAGTGGAATTCATCTACATCCCAATCGTTTTCTTTTGGCTTTGCGGCAGTTGAACGAAGATGCTCAGGAACGTCTTCATCGTCAGTGCATGGGGCGCCATGTTGAGTTTTCTTCAATTGCTTGAGCATTGGAAGAATTATATCAGCAAGGGTGTGATCCATTGACCACGTGTCCCATGGGTCAATGCGAATAGATTTCTTTTGTTCGCCCTTCTTTGGATAATTACCAATTGAGATTTTCATTTGTTTTCGTTTTCTGGCGTTGCCGCTACATCAAAGTCAAATGAACGTCGTTCAGGAGTTTCATAGTACCCCTGACTCCATAACTTTTGCGCCCTTGCTCTGGCGTCAGTAAAGTCATTGAACACACCATC